CCAGCCAAGCGATGAGCACAGTCATGCAACTGCATGAACTGAACAAGGCTGAAGAGGAATTGAAATGGCACTTTATCAACCAAGGCCACAGCCAGCTTTGGAGTCAGATTATTTTAGAGCGCAACAGCATTGTGCAGCGCAGGAGAACGCAAGAGATACTAGATGCTAAAGCGGCCAAGAACCGCAAGGCTGAGATTGACGAGGCCATCACAATGGGGCTTTGTATCTTGGTGGCTGCGGCCATCTTTATTTTGGTGGCTTGGGGTGTTATATCAATGAAAGGAAAATTCTGATGTTTGACATTACTGGATTACTAGCAGTCGGCGGTAAGCTCATAGACAAGCTCATCCCTGACCCAGAGGCCAAGGCCAAAGCCCAGCTTGAGCTGGCCACGCTGGCTCAAAGCGGCGAGCTGGCCAAGATGGCTAATGAAACTGAGATGTTTAAGGCTGAACAGGAAAACACCACAGCACGGTGGACTGCTGACATGGCATCCGATTCTTGGCTGTCAAAGAACATCAGACCCATTGCATTAATTGCCATCTTCATTGCTTACTTTATGTTTACCGCGATGTCAGCGTTTGGATACAACGCACAAGAAAGCTACGTAAATTTGCTGGGCTCGTGGGGCCAGATAGTGTTTTTGGCCTATTTCGGGGGTAGAACCATGGAGAAAATCATGGAAATGCGGAGTAACAAATGACCAAGGAGCAACTGTCTCAGTGGGTAACTCTGATTGCGTCCGTCACCCTGTCGCTTACTGTAATGTCAATGGTCATTGTGTTTACGTTTGGATTTTTTGACACGTTAGTCGATAACGACAAACTGTTTGCAATTGTTGGCCCTGCTTTTCAAACCATCATTGGTGGGTTTCTTGGGCTTATTACTGGCATCAAAATAGGAGATAAGGGATGAAAGAGAATTTTGAATCAGCTTTGGCCGCAGTGCTCCACCACGAGGGTGGCTTTGTAAACCACCCATCAGATCCCGGCGGCATGACCAACCTTGGTTGCACCAAGGCTGTGTGGGAGAGCTGGGTTAACCACCCGGTCAGCGAGGCCGACATGCGTGCGCTCAAGCCTGCTGATGTGGGGCCGCTTTACAAGGCCAAGTATTGGGACAAGGTTAACGGTGATGAGCTGCCAGCTGGCGTGGACTACGCTGTGTTTGACGCAGCCATTAACTCTGGTCCGGGCCGCGCAGCCAAGTGGCTGCAGGAGGTGGTTGGAGTGGCCGCTGATGGTGCCATCGGACCCGGCACCATGAAGGCTGTGCTGGCCGTAGAGCCCGGTGAGCTGGTGTCTGCTTACTCACTCAAACGTATAAGTTTTTTGCAAAATTTAAGTACTTGGCCAACCTTTGGTAGGGGCTGGGGCCGTAGGGTGACTGAGGTGGCCAGTGCTGCTGGCTCGATGGCCAACAGCACGCTTGCTTAATTACTGAGCTGCGCCCAATGCTGCGATCCGCTTGGAGTACGCAGCTGTATGCCTGATCCGCTCGACAGAATCAACCCGCTTGAGAGTCTCTTCGTTGACATTCTTGAGCTCCTTGAGAGCAGTCATGCGCTCGCGTGCAGGCCGCTTACCAGCTCGCGCAGTCTTGTCAGCAATGGACTCATAGGCATCTTGCCACTCTGCAAGCGTAGCGTGGGCAGAATGCGCCTGCTCTTTGCCCGGCAGCAGTAGCTTGAATTCCCCAGCATCTTCAAACGCTGGGTAGTCATTGGCCTCACTGTAATCTGGCATTGCCTGTGGCGCTTCAGCCACAGATTCTATTTGTACTACATCTATTTGTTCTTGGTCCTGTGCGAATGCCTGCTCGATGATGGCCGGGTCACTGGTAACCGCTGGAATCTCCACCGGGGCTGGCTTGGTCAGCATGTCCAGCGGGTTGCGTGGAGTGATGTCTTTTGTTGGCCGTGGCTTGGCCTCTTCAGGGTAGTCCTGCGCCTCTTCTGCGGTGATCATACCCTTGAGTACGTCTGGAAACGCATCACGCAAAGCAAACCCGCGAGCTCGCATCTGCATCATGCGCTTGGGGTACGCTGACCACGGTCCCTGCTTACCCCACAGCCCAGCTCGTTTAGCATCCTCAACTGAGAACCTAGATGTAACTGGGTTGCGTCCCTTGCGCTTGGCCACACACACGGCCACCGGGTTGGGTGTGCCTTCGTGCTCAAAATACTCCTCGACATCCTCACACACTGGGCTGGCTTGGACCAGCGCCATGGCAGCATCACCGTAGACCGATGGCTTGCCATTGATCACTGCGATATTTTGCAGAGCCTGCATGGGTGCCAGCCCCATCTCCATGCCCCACTGGACACACACTAGGATGTCTTGGGGTTTGCCTTGGTACTGCTTGGGCACCATGTTGCTGCTGGCTAACATGTCACTGAAAGTCATAGCCTCAGTGAGGGTGGTGGGGGCAAAGCCCCGGTTAGTGGTTAATTGCATTTTTCTCTTCCTCGGTTAAGTAAGTCTTCATTGTTGTAAAAATAAGATCAGCCATTGCGTCAACAAACGCTTCAGCCTCGTGGTCTTGTACGTCTGGAGCACAGATATCTAATAGCCGATCAACTGCACGGTCATACGCGCTTTTAATTGCGGGTCTATTCGGTAGGTTCATGACATCTCTTTGATTGACAGGACCGATTGACGCACAGAGTAGGCATCCTTTGCCGGAACCAAGCGCTCTGCAGCTGCCTTGTAGTTACGCATTGGCCAGCTGATCACGTAGCTGCCAACCCGGCCACGCTCGGCTTGGCCAAGCTCTTCTTTGATCTGCTTCTCTGCCTCTTCAATGTCGGACTCTGCAGCTCGGATGACTGCCTTGCTGGCCAAGATGGACTGGGCCAGAAAGGACGTTTCAACACTGAGCTCAACCTCATCCTTCACTGCGTTTGGGTAGATCCGGTCCAGCTCCTTGCTGCTGGCGGGTGGGTACCAATCTATCTCTGTAGTCTCGCGGTACTTGTCCAGCTTGGACTCAAATTCTTTGACAGCCTCATAGATCGCAGACTGGGTTCCCTTGTGTGGCGCGTACAAAAAGATGCGGAGCTCGATGCCTTGGTACAGCACACACACCGCGCCCCACTTGTGGCCAGTGACCAGCATCTGACCCTGCAGCTGGATGGGGCCACGCGCAAGGTGGGGGGTGTCTTCCGGCATAGTCTTGGTGACCTTGGCCTCAAGCACTCCGGGACCATCCAACACGATAGAGTCTTGGCCAACCACAAAGATGCCCTTGTCTGGGTCCGAGTAGATCTCTTGGCCAGTGCCGTAGCCCACGCCATCCAGAGAGCACGCAAGCGCAATGTCTGGGTGTTTGTATGCCTGACCAATTTGCGTGTCAAATTCAGCCACTTTAAGCCGCTTGGCAGACTCTATGAGCACGACTGGCTCAAGCGTATTGCCCCAGCCCATGGCCTCGTTGCCAATGTCTGGCCGCTCTTTGCCATCGATGGCGTTGATGCTGAACTGCAGCTCATCGTTGGGTGTGCTGTATTTGCTGTAGCCCATCAGGCCCGGCAGCCGGGAAGCACTCATCTCTTTGTCATCGGTTAATTTTCCAGCCATGATTTACTCCTGTGATAAACAATAAACTCGCACGATTCTCGCGTGCGCTTCTGGGTGTGCGGCCTCGGTGTAACCGATCCGCTTGAACTGCTTGGTGCGGAAGACCGCGCCCAAGACAGATGGGTGGACACCCGGCGGCACCTCGATGATCTGCCGGATGTCATTGATAGATACTTGGCCAGCCTGCTTGGCCACCAGTACAGCCAGAGCTCGGCACCGTGCCAAGAACTGGTGGTCTGTGTGCTCAAAGATGTCTAGCTGGCGGTCCCGCATGGCCCGGCCCAACTCTAGGTTTGCTGCTGTCATACGGTTACCCCAAGAAAAGTAGGACTGCAATAAACAGCACAAAGGCCGCAGCTGCAAGGGTTTTTTGGCCAGCGGTTTCGTGACGTTCTGGCGTGTAATTTTGACGGTAGTTGCTCATAGATCTCCTTTGGTTAACGCCCAGACCGGGCTAAATACACTACAGGTAGTGTTAGTTGATGCGGGACAGCAAGTTGGAGACCTGTGTAGGACCCCAGTTGGTGTTACCGCGTGGTGTTTGAATACCGCGTGCTTCAAGTGCAGCTGCGATGTCGCGCATGGTTGTGGCACCAGACTTGGTGATGATCTCGCGCACGATTGGGCCAACCCGGCCGGCGTAGTTGTCAGCCTTGGCGATGACTACCTTGGTGCCTGCAACGCTGCCAATCTGTGGGGCTGGGCTGCCAAGGACCTTGCCCTGCAGCTTGAGTTGGGCCAGAGCTGACTTGGTGCGCTCGGAGATCTTGCGTGCTTCCCACTCGGCAAACACGGCCATCATTTGCAAGAAAGTGCGGTCTGCTTCCGGCATATCGGCACACACAAACTGCACGCCGGACTCAAGCAGGCCAGAGATGAAGTGCACGTTACGTGCGAGGCGGTCCAGCTTGGCAATGACCAAGGTGGCCTTGGCCTTCTTGGCAGCAGACAAAGCTGCAGCCAGCTGCTGGCGGTCATTCTTGCGGCCGGACTCCACCTCAGTGAACTCGGCCACCAGCTCGGCGGCACCAATGTGCTTGGCCACAGCTGCACGCTGGGCATCAAGACCAAGACCTGATTGGCCTTGGCGGTCAGTGGATACACGGTAGTAGGCTACGTATTGCATGATCAAGCCTCGCACTGGTCAAGCAATGCGTCTAGCTTTTTGTTGAGCAAGTCAACTTTGCGCTGTGCTGCAGGCTTTAGAAAGGTTTGATGGCCAGAGTGGTAGGCTTTGTCGCCACCAATGTAGTTGGCAGAGGTGTGCTCGATGCGAGCGATCTGCAACTCAATGCTGTGGATCTGTTGGGCTAGTAAGGTCATGTTTAACTCCTTTGCGCTTTATCTGCGCGTTGAACACAGACGTAGTGTAGCATGGTTTGTATATCGCCTGTCAACTAGGTGTTTTCCCTTGGTTTTCAACTTATTTGCAACAGGCTATATCGGCGTGATATATTCGCAGCCCATGACCACACCTAAACTTAAACCCTTCCTGATGCGCCTGCACCCGGCCACACGCGAGCTGCTTGACAAGGCAGCTGTTGACCAGCGGCGCAGCATCTCATCCTTGATTGACCAATCTGTGCGAGACCAGCTCGCACCACGCTACGGTGGGCTGCAATCCCGGCTGGATCGGTTTGTGTCCCGGGTGGTGACCAATGACTGATACCGTCTTGGCACTAGACCTTGGCACCACCACTGGCTGGGCATGCAGGCCACTGGACAACAACATAGCCCACGGCTGGGTCAGCTTCAAGCCCGGCAGGTACGAGGGTGGCGGCATGCGTTACCTGCGTTTCAAGCAATGGCTGACAGAGCTTAAGGGCACCATGGGTGGCGAGATCAATGCCGTGTACTTTGAAGAGGTACGCAGGCACGCCAGCACCGACTCAGCTCATGTGTATGGCGGCTTGATGGCCACTCTCACGGCGTGGTGTGAGCACCACAAGATCCCATACCAAGGCGTGCCAGTGGGCACCATCAAGAAGCATGCAACAGGGAAGGGTAACGTTGGCAAAGACCAGATGATCGAGGCCATGCAGCTGCGTGGTCACCCAGTAACCGACGATAACGAGGCAGACGCTCTGGCGCTGCTGCACTGTGCATTGGAGACACTATGAGCAAGATACAAATTCAATTGGTAGAAGACGAAGAAACCCCATCAACATGGGAGTGGATGTGGAGCAGCTTGATGACGTTCCTAAAGTGCGTTGGGGTGTTCGCCGCCATCTGCTTTGCGATTGGGTATTTTGCAGATACCAAAGCGCAGACCAAACAATGCGAACCAACCAAAACCGTTTTAGCTAGGAGTATTTTCAAATGAACCAAGACCTAATGGACATGGCTAGACAAGCAGGTATACAGGAAGGGGAGTTTGAGAGGTACAAAGGGGAAGATGGCAAGCGCAAAGCCTACATGATGCTGCCCGAAGAATTTGAAGCCTTTGCCAAACTAGTAGCAGCAGCCGAGCGTGAGGCGTGTGCAAAGGTAATTGAACCTAAAAATCCTCGCCCTTGTGATTGCACAAGTTGCGATTGCGGTAATTCAGGTGATTTAAGAGCAGTTGTTGATTGGGATGCAGCTGTTTTTAGTGCCAACTTAATTCGAGCAAGAGGAGAAACTAAATGAACCACTTAAAAAATGTATGGGAGTGGCTCACGAACCACTGGGTCATGCCGACCCCTGCCGAACTCATTGCAGAAGAACTGATACAAGCGCAGCGCACCAAGCTACGCCACCAGTCGAGCATGGAGTACCACACCGCCCTTGTTGCGTACAACGTGGCACGGATTAAACGCTTGGAATCCCTGACCGCAAAACAGGAGGTGGTGGAATGAAAGAAGCATTTGAAAGGATGACAGGTAT